CCGTTGCTATAATGATATCCCCGTTATTACGTAGCCACACCTGGCAAACCGTGGCGCCTGTCGCGGGGTCCCGGGCGTAGATCCGCTTACCGCCGGCCCCAACTGAAGACTGATTTACGGGGTCCAGATACGCAATAGCAAGCTGGTTACCTTCGCCGGTCGTTGGTATCGTCGCCACATAGTCCCCCGGTAGGGGCTGCGAATCATCGCCCGGGGGCGCCATGTGCCGCGCCGTCAGATTGTACCCCCCGCCGGTATCGGCTTTCACGTCACCGACTACGATACCGTTATACAACCGTTGCACAAATGAAAGTGTTTTGGCTAATCGTCCCACGGTAGCGCCTCCGGGATCTGGCCGCCGAGTGACCCCGGCATAACAAGATTTAAGATAGCGGATTCCTTATCTCGTGACCGAGAAATACCCACCGATCGAATCGTGAAAGCGTACTCACCATAAACCATGGCGTCTGGTGCCTCAAGCGTTACTGTCGTATCGGGGGCCCACAGATTGCCCGCCGCGTCACGCATCGTCGCCACTTTTACGCTATACGCCACCGCATTGGCGAACATCCGGCCGGCCTTTGACTCAACCGCCGCAACCGCGGCCGCCGCCTCGGCGTCCCCGATATCAAACGTTGACGGCCGCAGCACCCCCGTAAGCCGTTCGTTTCGCCAGGGGTGCTGATCGCCATCAAGCCCGAAAAAAACCGGCTCCACCCCCGTTATATCGCTATAGTACGCTTGCGGACGGAACTGAGGCGTTACGCTTAATAACGGGCCTTCGCCCTGCCGGAGCCTCGCAACGGGCGCGGTCGCCTTACCTGGCCGACGGAACAAAAGGGCACCCCCGGGGGTGCTCCCGATAACCAGATTCCTTTGTTTCGCAAGTGCCGATAGAAAAGACAAAACCGTACGCCCGGGGGGTAATGCCGGGTCATTATCAAACGCCGGGCCCGGGTCGTCTGCGAATTCCACCGAAAGCCCGAACGGGCCTGCCAGAGCGATAGCGATATCACGTAAATTCTGGTCGTTGAACTCCAACGGTAGCGCGCTCGCCGGCGGGGTGCAGTCGTGTAAAACCCCCGGTAACGCATACCCACTCGCAACCACTGCGCGGCGTTTTGCCGTAATATCTGGCCGTACGGCAACCATAGTCCCCGTAAAGAGACGGAAGCCCCCCACAGTTACGTCCATATTTTTATATGTGAACGGTTGGAACGTCTCTCGGAAGCCTTTTAAATCATGCGCGAACGGGGCGGTTAACTCCACGGTATCGAACGAATCAACCGACTGGGTCACCCGGATCGACTGCCAAAACCGGAAGCGTTCGCCGGCGATCCGTACCGCGATTTCGTCCGGGTGCTCCGAGGGCATCGCAACGTATCTATCTGACGGCGCCCCTGGTAACGTGGGGGTAATTAAATCAACCCCCGCCGGCAGAGGCTCAGGCACCCCGGAGTTAGCCTTACGGATACGGGGGGCCTCGGCTTCGGTACCGTAGACCCTACGCGCCACGAGGTCGTAAGAGTCGCCCTGAAGGGTTTTATACGTAGTAGACAATGCGACGCCCCCGCGGCAACTCTATAATCTCATCGCCCGTTAAGTTATTCGAGGTAATCAAAAAATCTAACTTACCATCCACCTCGCCGTACAACTCCGCGGCCAGGTCAATGACGGTCCGCGGACGAGTGAGCGTAATAGCCCGCTCCTGTTTAAGCGTAAAAGAGAGTTCCACCAGATACCCAGCTGCCAACGCCACCGCGTCCTGTAACTGCTGGTACGCTTCGCCGGTATCCACAACGGCGAGCGCCCGCGCCGTATCGTCTCGCCAGGACACAAAGGCCTCGAACTGACCCAGTATCTTTTCCGCTGCAGTAATGGCCCCGCCTTGCGTCAGAAAAGTACTGTTCACAACGGCTACGACTTCGGCCGCTACCTGAGTCGACGCGAAAAGATCCGTTGTCTTAAACTCCGGTACGCCCGCCGCGCCGTGCCCGCTGGTAAGGGACTCAAGCAGCCCGGCGTACGCCGCCAACCGGTCCGAGATAGCGGCCGCGGCCCGGGCCGGTGCCTCGATCAAAAGCACCGTCTGAAAGCCGAGCGTCAAAGGCTCGTCGATCAGGACATCGATTCCGAGAGTAATGGAATCATAGATAGCGGTAAACTGGGCGGACACGGCATCCTCTACAGCCGCAACCGGGGCCAGCGCCGTATCTACCGCCGCCAGAGCGCGCTCGAACTGACTCTTTATAAGCGCCTGTTGTGTCGCTACGTCAACGCCGGGCGTCTCGGCGAACTCGGTAGCTATCGCCGTGTTAAAACCGTCGACCGCGCCAAGCACCGCCGAAGCGGGGTCTTTATCCGCCGTCGGGTACGCAACGCCGGTCGACTCCCAAAAGGTAACTTCTATAACGGCCTGGTTCGCTGCCGTCTTCAGGTCATCGCGGCGGACGATCTCGCCGAACGGGATAACGTCAACCGTGCCATATATAGGGTGCTCCAACCGCCCGACGCCACGCTCTATTAGGGACTCCTCAAAAGCTGCCGCCGCTATATCGTAGTCGGCCCCCCAAAGAAAAACCCGCACCGGGTACCGCCTGCCGCCAGCGCCGAAATCCTGGACGTACGTTCCGTCCGCGTCGGGGAACTCAAAACTTGATGTTTTTTTAGTGACTGCGCGCTTAACGTTCTCATAACTGAACACCGTCCGCACGCCACTGGGCGACGTGTACGCGGCCTCGCGCAATCGATCAACCCATGACATCAATACCCCCCTGTCGGTTGCAGGACAACGCCCGGAGCAAGCGAACCCCGCGTAACTTCGGTACGCCCGGTTTCGTCACGTATGGTGAGCTCGGACCGACTCGTGAAGTTGCGCTCTTCGACCATTCGCGCGGCCCTCTGTTCGGGGCTCACAACTTGCGGCCCCGCGGCGCCGGCGGCCGCCGGGCCCTCGTCGTCGCCTCCGATGCCAAAGAACCCGCCTACATCTGACGCCAAGCCTTTTACCTTATCAATACCACCGGTTATTTTCGCCATCGCCGCGTGAAATTTTTCTACGATACCGTCCCAGAGCTTCGCCGCCCAGTCCGCGATTGAACCCCACGTCTCTTTAAAGAAGCTAGCCACATTGGCGAGCACCTGTTTATACCCACCATACGACTGTATGAATTTATGGAATTTTACGGCAAGGATGCCCACGCCGGCAATGATGAGCGTGATCCCCGCAAGGATCAACGACAGGCCCCCCGTTAACGGGATCATCAAAAGGTTAAGCACGGTGAGCACAAGGGCCAATGTCTTCAACGTCACGATGAGCCCCATAACCGCCGCCGCCGCAATACCGATCTTCGGCGCAATCTCTGCGATTTTGTCCAGGTTATCAAAAATCTTTAAGATAAACCCGGCCACGTTCTGAGCTATGAGCTCCTCGTTTGCGCGCACCCACTCGGTTGTTTTGTTAATGAGCCCTGAAAGCGGCTCACGCACAAGTTTAAAGATAGAGAGTTTCACGCTTTCAACGGCGCTATTTGTCTCTTTCAATTCAACCGCTAGGCTGTCCCGAACGATATTTGCCAGCCGCTTAGTGTAATCGCCCACGCTTTCCAGTTCTCCGCTATAGCTACGCATCTTATCCGCGCCGGCCTCAAGCAAAATGTTTGCGGCCGTGATGCTCCGATTCTGGAATATAGTTTTTAAAATAGCCTGGCGTTGACGCTGGCCGAATTTACTGAGGGCCTTACCCAGATCCTCGAAGATGTCCGGCATGTCCCGGACGTTCCCGTCAACGTCTTCTATCTTGACCTTTAGTTTATGTAACGCCCTCTCGGCTTCCGGAACGGGTGCCGTTAAACGTAAAATAACATTCCTGAGCGCGGTGCCCGCCTTGCCGGCCATCTGGGACGAATTCGCGAGTATACCTGTCATAGCACCGAAAGTCTCAACAGAGCCCCCCGCCTGTTCTAGGACCTTGGCGCCCTCTGAAATCGCCTCGAAAAATTCTGAAACGTCAGATCCGGACGTATCCGCAACCGCGGACAAAACGCCCATAACCCGAATTAAATTTTTCTCCTGTTGTGCAACGTCTTCAGTTCTAAGGCCGAACGCCCCTAAAGATTTAGTCGCCATGTTAGCGGCTTCGTCCAGCCCGATTTGTGCCGCGGTCGCCAACTCGACAACCCGCGGGAGCAACGACACCGCCGCTTCAGCCGAAAGCCCGGCTTGTGCGAGATACTTTAACGCCTGCGCCCCTTGAGACGAGGTGAATTCAGTTTCACGCCCGACAGACCGAACGGCGTCTTCAAGCACCTGAAAAGCGTCTGTCGACCTGCGTATTTGACCCGGGAATTTTGACGCCGCCACAATGAGCGTCTGCTCAAACTCCGCACCCGTCCGGACAACGTCCGCCATAACACCCGTAGCTATAGCACCAGCAATGCCAACGGCAAGCGCACCCTGTTTCGCCCGCCGGCCGAATTTATCCATACGGCGGTTTAAGTTATCCAAATTCCGGCCAACGGTCCGGGTCATTTTCCCTATACGATTTTGCATACGCGTAACAGGAGCGGTGACTCTGTCGATCGCTTTAAAAACAGCTTCCACGCTAAAGCGCTTATTCGACAAAATTACCGCTCCTGATTATCTGGGCTTGGTCCCCGCCTGTAGCTCAGACCGCAGCCCGTTGTAATAAAATCGTATCTCTGAGGCGGTCATTGTTTTCGGGTTCGGCAAGCTGGGGTAGTCCCGGCACACCTGTAAAAACATCTCCCCGTAAACAGCCCCGAAGGTGTGGCCGCCCGCCGAAAATCGGAAGTCCCCACCGTTACGTACCAACGGCGTACGGACTAACCCATAAAAAGCGTCAGAACCGCCAAGCACACTTTCAGGTCGCCCATTTTAAGCTTACTGAAATGGTTGTGGCTCGCAACGCCCGTAATGCTCTGCAACAACCGGTACGTCTTATTGATGTCCGCGTTTTTCTTAACACGGTCCATTTCAAGCAACGCCGCGCCCGTCGGCTCGTGGAAAGTTAGCGTCTCCGCGCCGTCAGTACGCTGCGGCGTGAACACCGGCTCGCCGGCGTTGTTGATAAAAAGCGAACCGTTGGAGATCGCCCGGATAACACGCGTCCGCGCGCCATCCCGATCTGCTTTATCCTCGGAACTCAAGCTGACATCGTCCACGGGGTCAAGGTCCATCAACTCCACAAAGCGGTCAAACTCCGCCGCGGCCGCATCCTCGGAAATCTTACCCGAAGGTGCGCTTTCGGTCGTCTCGGTCATAGCGTAAAAACCCCCATTTAGGCGTTTGCGGCCGTGCCCGCGCGTACGCGGTGAAAGGTGGGGGTACCTACGCGGCCGGGTTTAGTCCCCCGTTTTCCTACTGCGGCGTCATGTTCCCCGGGCCCATGAGAGACACGGCCGCCGTTGCGTTCTGGCTGCTCACTTGGAGCTCACCGGTGATCTGGGCGGAGCCCTGGTACACGATACCAGACGCGTACGTAATGGCGAACGGAAAGAAATCATTTCTGTCCGAAAGCGCCTGTAGGTACTCGTGGTCACCGCGCGAGTCGTCACACTCCACAACGAGCCCGTCCAGGGACAACGGCACGCGCGTTTTTACCAACCGCGCGGAACCGTCACCATTTGATTGGGCCTCATTCTCGAACCCGCCAAGCTTTCGTTGCGTCTCGGCATCCGCTGCGACCGGGAAAACCCGGCCGCTCAAGGTTACAGATTCAACGCTTCCACCTACTGCCGTCATATCTACGCCCTCCTACCCGAAGAAAAAGCCAAAATTGAGGTCAGCGGAAATGATGTTAACGTTCCCGCTCAACTGGACGACCAGCGAAATATCCAAACGTTTCGGATTCGTTGCGCTAATCTCTGCGACCGTGTTAGCCTTAGCCGTTTTCGGGTCGCTAATAATCGCGTTGCCACCCAAACTATCAAGCATGGCCGCAATTTCAGCCTTGGCCGCTTTCGGTTGCTTGGCCGCCCGGTTGGTGGTCGGTTGGTCGTCCGGAATCAGAGGTGCGCCGTCCCACTCGGCGGTATTGAAGATCAAGGCCATGTTGTAAAGAATGTTCTGCAACTTGATGATATCAACAACATACCGATAGGCCGGCGTGGGGTCCCCGTCCGGGTGATAGAAAGTGACAACGTCGGAGATATTCACAACGGAGTCTTTTACCTCGATCGTGGAACTGCCGGCCTTGACGGCCTGGTCCCTGTCCAGATACGTCCACTGGTCGCCATCAACGCCCGGCACGATTCCCGAAGCGTCCTGGCTCCCGTAATCCCGCGGGGGGTTACTATTGGCCACAACGGCGATGCGGGCCAGCTGACGCGCCGCAATTACCAGCGGCAAGTCGTTCGACCCGGGTGCCACGAGTTGCGCGTTAACCCGATCCGTCTTTCGCGCGTCACTTACGGCAATGGCCGCGGCCACGGTCGTATCATTCACACCCGTAAACACAACGCACGGCTTGTGCGTCAACGCACCCCACCGGCCGACGCCGAACGTGTTGTACGTCGTGAGCGTCGTAGTGTCTGCGATCTCAAAGCAATTCAAGATGAGCGTTTCCCAGATGTCGCCCACCTGAGCCAACGCATCATCAATTTCAGGATTCGTCGCACCGCTGACCGGTTGGGTTATCGCGAACGAAATTTCAGCCGTTGCCGGGCTGACGATCTCAATCACGATATCATTGGCGCTGGCACCCTTCCACTTCGACGCAATGCCTACTTCCGTCGTATCGTCCGAAGCGACTACAGGCATATCAACAACGGCGTTAATAGCCGTGGTCATGGCCGTTACAATAGCCGCCACCGTGTCCGCCGCAGCGACAACAAACGCCTCGGATAGGATGTTGTTGATTTTCACCTGGTAGGACTGCGCCATAGTTGGCGCCCCGCTCGGCGTAATATCGCCAGCCGAAGCGACACCGGAGCCGTCGTCTTCCAACGGGTAAACCGTTACGGGGATGGACCCGACGCCGTCACCGTTCGCCGGCAGTAATTGCCTTAAAGCCAGATGGACCGGGGACCCAAAGCCGTAGAGCTGCCCTGCTTCGAGAGCGCTGGTCACCTGACGCTTTGTGGTGGCGTACGTGGACGCGGTAGCCCCCTGGCCGATAACGGCGATACGCTGCGGCAAAAACTGAATTTCGCCCCCGCGTAAGTCGCTAAATTTCGTTTCGATACCAACGGCGCGCGCGACCGCCGAGGCACCTACTGCGCTTGACACTGTCATATCCCAAACCTCCGAGGTAAAACGACGTTACGCCGTATAATCAAAATCCGCCTCTGCCACAATCTCGCCATCTTCGGCACGCAAAATGTCAATCGCCACGTACTCAAGGGTATCTGCCTCAACTTGCGGCGCCAGTTCGTTAAACGTCACCCCCATTGACACCCGCGCGCCCACAATCTGCTGCACTGAACGGTTATCCATTCCAGGCTGAAAAACCGTGATAGACTTAATCCACCGTTGCCACACGAGGCCGCGCAAGCCGAGGTATGTATACGGGGCGGCCATGAAAATATTACGCACGAGGCGTAACGCCCGCTGGACTATTAGGGCTGCCTCACGGTCCCCCGGGTTATGGCCGCCGCCCACAACGTCCGCCGCTTCGCCGTACCCGTAACAATCAATATTAAACGTGCCCGCGGTTTTCTGCCGTTCGCTTACGCTACTGCCAGCCTCGATAAAATTGGAGTTGTCGTACCAGACGTTAACAAGCGGTGACTTATCAGCGGGCCCGTTTAAAAATTGCTCCCATGGGTTCGACCGCTCCGAATAAACCCGTAGTTTCCAAAGAAGCGGATCTTCCCCGCCGGCCGTCGCCAGCGCCTGCTGCGCTGCCGTTTCGGTAGCTAAAATGGCCGCGAGCTGATCGCGCACAATCTCAAAGCTATCTTGCTTATCAATTAAGCTAGTCAATTCAGCCATTGTAAGCCTCTAACAGACATGTAACGACGCCTAACGCCCGATCCGGATTAGACTCCGCAACTTTAAACGTGTACGCCTGCCCGTTAATGTCGTCAAACCCCACAAGCCAAGGCTTTGACTCCGCGCCGGCGATGCCCTGCGGAAGTGTAAGGCCGGCCGCCGCTAAAGACGCGACTCGAATAGTGACCGCGGCCAAACGTCCGGACACAACTTGTCCGGTGTCCGGATCGATGATTTGCGAAATATCGGTAGACTGGCCGCGTAAGCTTGCGGCGGTGCCCGCCGGATTGATAAGCGTAATCGCCCAACCGAAACCCGCGGGGTCTTCAAGCGTTATCGCCAGGTCACTTTCTGCCAATTCCCGGAGGCTCATTTAACGCCCGGGGGCAGAATCTTACCCGCCTTGACAAAGGCGTCGAAAGCCGTCTTACCG